GCGCGAATGCGACCATGAAAAATGAAAAAAACGAGACTGTGCCTAAGCCCCAGAAAAAGCCCCAAGATTTAGACGAGCGAGACATTATGCAAGCGGCGTACTCTAATTGTGTGGGGCGTGGAATAAAGGAGATCATTCCCGGGTTGCGGAATATTTCTCTGGAATATTTGGAAGAAGCGGGGCTCAACACCTCCCAGATGAAGGGGTATGGCTTCAATAGCGGCACCCCGGCGGCAATGTCCAGCGAAGCCCAAACCCAAAGGGCAGAAATAGAGCGCATGTTACGCGAGATTTATGGCGATAGATGGTCGGAGGGCTTGCAATGGGCTACATCGTTCACGGCGCAAGGCGGGAAGCAGGTGCAAGGCAAGACGGACATCAACAAGGTAACAGAAAAACAAATGCCTTTAACGCATGAAAAGGTTTTGAAGCTTTACAAAGAGCGGATACCCGAGGCTGGAAAGCCACAGGCCAATAGTGCCGACGCTGAAAGCACCTCTTTGGCCAATGAGCAACCTAAAGGCGCCGGCACTTCCGCTGTCAATAATTTAATCTCTGATAAGCAGGCCAAACGAATTTATGCCATATCCAATGGCAACGACGAACTGGTCAAGGCTACTTTAGCCACATATGGCTACGAAAGTAGCAAGGATGTGCGCAAAGATGATTATGAAAGCATATGCGCGGAAATTGCCCTGGAGGCGGCAGGCAATAATAATGACGGCGGCTGATATCACGGCAAGGCTAAGGGACGCGGCCCTGGCAAAGGTGCAGATATATCCGTGCAATAATGTCAGGGCCTCTGAGATCGGGCATCCGTGTGAACGCTATATTGTCCTGTCTATAACCAATTGGGAGGACAGAAAGCCTCATGGGGCAGATACGCAGAATGTTTTTGACCTTGGTAATGCCATAGAGGTCGAAGCAATACGGCGGATAAAGGAGACTGGACTGGAGGTTCTCACGGCTCGCAGGAATTTCAAAATTGAAAATCCTTTGATTACGGGTCGTGAGGATATCATGTTGCAAGACCCTGAGACGGGGGCGCTGTATCCCTGTGAAATAAAAGGGTTTGCGCCGCTTACCTTTGATTCTGTAAATAGCGTGGATGATATGTTGCGGCATAGACGTTATTATGTTCGAAAATATCCGGCACAGCTTCAAATGTATTTGTTTCACCACAACAAGGAGAAGGGCTTCTTCATTTTGTTCAACAAGATAACTGGGAGGATTAAGGTTATTGAGGTTGCGCTGGATTATGAGTATACAGAGGGCCTTTTGAAAAAAGCTGAGCGTGTTTATTCACATATTGAGGCCAAGACATTGCCTGCAGGGACGGATGATACCACCATCTGCGAGGATTGCCCGTTGATACATGTGTGTGGTGCAAGTATTGATAGGGGTAACACCGAGATTATCACAGGAGATTTGGATGATTTGCTGTTGCGTCGGGAGGAGCTTCTTCCGCTATCGCGTGAGCTGGGTGACATAAATAAGCGCGTCAAACAGTATATGCGACATTGCGACAAGGCTTTTACTCCTAATTTTTTTGTGCAGAAGCGGGTGGTTGTGCGGAAGCCTTTTGTAGTGGCTGGCACTGTGTACACCAAAGAAACAATATTGAGAATTGGGGAACATAATGAAGCTAATTAAAATATCTGGGGACCGGGTGCAAATTAAAACAGATTCCGCTCACCTGAAGGCATTAAGGATCAATGATTTGTTGCGGTTGGATGATGGCAACTTGGCTATCGTGTGCATTGTGACAGGGCTTACCGGCAATGACACCATGGATATATACGACTTTGACCAAGAATTTCTGGGGCAAACCGCAAGCAATAGCACTATTGATTGCGGGATACTTGGGAGTATTGTAGGCGGTAAATTTACTAAATCAATTGACGTCTATCCGTCCACCAACGTAGAAATTTCGGTTGTCAGCGATACGGATTTTGCCAATATGCTTGGTGTGGCTGGGGCATCCTCCTTTGTGCTGGGGAGCTACAAGGCATATGGCGCCACTGCGGTTGTGGATGGAAATAAGCTCTTTCAGCGGCACTTCGCGATACTTGGAAATACTGGCAGTGGGAAGAGCGTAACTGTTGCGTCTTTGCTCCATCAGATATCTAAGCGCAAGAACAGTAATGCTATCCTGTTTGACCTGCATGGCGAGTACTCTGGGTTGGATTTTGTGAAAACTGTGAAAATTGGCAATGGGGAAATGGCCTTCCCTATGTGGTTTATGCCGTTTAAGGATATTTATAGCAATATATTTCGCATTAAAGACGAAAGTGCTACGGTGCAATTGTCGGTACTGAGGAGTGCGTTCAATGCGGCCCGCAGAAGCGAAGCCACTGAAGATGCGCCTATTGCATTCTCTTTGGATGACGTTTTGGATGATATAAAGAGCGCTAACACAGAGACAATATGTGTGGGTGAATATGTGTCTGGCGATAAGAAAGGCTTACCCAAGTACGAAAAAGGCGAATTTAATGGCAAATTGACAACGCTTGTCACACTGATAGAAGACCGACTGCTTGATCGGCGATATGACTTTATGTGCAGGCAGGCGCCGCAAGAGTATCTGCATGTATTTCTTGACGCGATATTTGGCATTAGTGACAAGAATATTAAGGTAGTTGATTTGTCTGATGCGCCCCATGACATGGTGCCTGTGATCATTGCTGTAATTACAAAGCTGATATATTCCGTCCAACTGCAACAGGATCGCATTGATATGACCCCTCTTTGTATATTCTGCGATGAAGCACATGCGTATATCCCATCCAGTGATTTTGGGTTGGGGGCGAGCCAGCGCCGCTTGCTTGAGGTATTTGAGCTTATTGCCAAGGAGGGGCGGAAGTTTGGCACTACCCTGTGTGTGGCTTCGCAAAGGCCTAGCGAGCTAAACAAGACTATCATGGCCCAATGTGCAAATTTTATTGTTATGAAAATGACAAATGATGTTGATAAAGCCATGGTTAAGGGTGTTTTGCCAGAAAGCAGTAGGGCGATTATTGATACGTTGTCGTTGTTTTCTGCCGGTGATTGCTTTGTTATTGGTGATTGCGTGGACATTACGTTAAAAACCAGGGTTGATTTGCCGCCTCAGTTGCCAAACTCTAATACTGTTGATACGTGGGATGTTTGGGGCAAGGAAGGCGGGCTGGATGTTAGAACGCTTGTTGATGGCTTGATTGGCAATGATTTACCCGCCTGATGGGGCCACTGGCAATGGGCGAAACGCCCTGCGGGGCGTCGCGGATAGCCGCAAAAGCATAATGACAAGCAGGGTTCATGTGAGGTGCAAATCCTCACCCGCGCAAGGAGCCAGGTAGCGCCTGGATGATTTGAGAGGAAGCTGAGCCCCTCAAAGAGAATGACAACGGGGCCGGGCGAAGTCCCCGCCCGGCCCAACAGCGCAAGATGATGTTACATAAAAAGCAATGGAGAGTGATATATGGCACGCGAGATATTGAAGCAAGCCCGTAAGGACAAGGGCATGACACAGCAGGCGGTGGCGGTGCATCTTGGCATAGATTTGCGCTATTACCAAAAAATAGAGGCAGGCGACAGAATAGGTAATTTTGTCATATGGGATACTTTAGAGGATTTGTTTAGCGTCCATCAGCGGAATTTACGCGAGCAAGCAAATAATCTGTTGTGATGTTAAGTATATCGGCAATTTTCACAAGAAATTCGAGATTAGGGTTGCGGCTTCCCTCTTCATATTTTTGATAAGAGCGGAGTCCAATACCTAGCCTGTCAGCCATATTTTGCTGTGTTAACCCGCATTTCAATCGCATTTCCCGTAGTCGTTTACTAAACATATGATCCTCCAAAACAATTTTTGTTATGTTCTTGACATACGCCCGTATTGTACGGTAATATGTGCATGCAAAAAACGCCCAAAGTGGGCGCATTCAAAATGGGCGCATTTCAAGGAGGATTTACCATGAAACAACACACATTAGAAAGTATCAAAAATGACCTTGATTTAATCACAGGATTACTGACGGTCGGAGTTGACAATGTAGCTGAAATGCCAAGTACCCGTGAAGCAATCATTATGCGCACAGCGCGGCAACTGGCAATCGGTTTGTACTTGATTATAGACCGGTTAAGTAAAAAAGAGATTTAAGTGTAGGGTTTTAGCACAAAAAACATCAAAGGGGAGTGATTAGCTATATGGCAAGGCCGTTGAAGCAAGGTCTTGAATATTTCCCGGTAGATGTAGACTTTTTTTCTGACATGAAAGTACGCCGCATAAAAAAAGATTGCGGCCCATCGTCAGTTTCCATACTTCTTTGCCTGCTGTGTAATATTTATCGTGATGGGTATTACATTGGTTGGAACGAGGATGTCTGTTTCGTCATTGCTGACATTGTTGGGGTGACTGAAGGAGCAGTATCGGAAACGATTTCAAAAGCGGTTAGCGTAGGCTTCTTTAGTGGGGCTATGTATAGCTGTTACAAAATCTTGACATCGGCTGGCATACAAAAAAGGTATTTACATGCGGTGAAATCAGCAAACAGAAAAAAAGAAGACATTAAAACGGACTACAATCTCCTAGTTTCCTCTGAAGAAACCCTAGTTTCCTCTGAAGAAACCCTAGTTTCCTCTGAAGAAACCCTAGTTTCCTCTGAAGAAACCCTAGTTTCCTCTGAAGAAAGTGCACAAAGGAAAGGAAAGGAAAGGAAAGGAAAGGAAATTAAAGAAGAGGAAACTAAAAACAAAAAAAATCAATACGCCGAATTTGTCAGTATGACTGATGATGAACATTTACAACTCGTGGATAAAGTCGGCGAGGTGGGTACTATGCGTTGCATTGAAATCCTTGATAATTACAAGGGCTCGAGCGGCAAAAAGTACAAGTCGGATTATCGTGCGATTTTAACATGGGTCTTAAATCGGTACTTTGAAGAGACAACGCCAACACTGGTTAGTAACAGGACTGTTACTGTAAAGCCAAAAGGTAATCCTGACATTATGGACATGATAAAACAAGGAGTGTTTGACGATGACTAGAAAAGAAACAGCTATGCTTTTTGTGGCAATGCAAGAAATATATCCTAAGTCCATGTTTTCGTATACGGACAAAACAGTGAATGTATGGCATGGCTTACTTGGCGACATAGACGCTAAGTTGGCTTTGGCGTCTCTAGAAAAACATGCTTTGACAAGCGAGTTCCCTCCGTCAATTGCGGCAATTCGCGCCGCATGCGTAGATATTGTTTCGCCAACCATAAGCGTGGATGAAGCATGGGGCCAGCTATGGACATTGGTACGGCCGCCAGGCTCTCCATCAATGGGCCACGATGCATGGGAGGCGAGGACAAAAGCCGTTGATCCTATCGTACTGGATATATTTTATGCAATAGGCAACTCCAGTATCTACGCAAGTGAAGAGCGGTTTTTCAGGCAGGAATTTGCGAAGCTATATACGGGTATGGCCAAAGTGAGAAGGGATGAAATGGCACTTTCTCCAGAAGTGAGCAATTTGATTGCTGAGGCCAGGGCCGCGATTGAGCAAAGCAGCCTGGCACTGATAGGAACCGAGGATTATGACGAACACAGCTAGTGGTTTTGGTCGGGGCAAGGCTACGCAAGGCCAGCATTATTGCTATGTGTGCCGCAATGAGGGTACTGTGTTTTATTATCACGATATCTTGCGGACTATGAAGTCAATATCACGTACCCAAGAATGCAGTTACGAGACCTGCCTGCGATGCTCTTGCGCCAGGGGCAAAGATGTGAGTCGGTGGAGCCGTCACCAAATCATTAAGAGCCTACGGTGGACTAATCCTGCGACGAAAGAAGATGAATCACTGTACTGGCCAGATGTCAAAGATATTTTGACAGCTGAGGAAATAGGGCTGATAGAGACTAAGAATAAGAGTCGTAATGCCGCGATCTCTGAAGGGGTTGATGTTGGCACTGTGGTACAGGATTTGGTGAGGGGGTTGGCAGTATGATTGAGCCGCGCGGAAAATTATATTTTCTTATTTGTGAAAATTGCGATATTGAAATTGAGTGCGATAGCTTTTCGGATGCTGTAGGGCATAAAAAGGCTAATTGTTGGAAAAGCGTAAAAGTGTTTTCGGACTGGTTTGACTATTGCCCTGAGTGCACGGGGCTGATATGAGCATGATAGCAGGCGGTGCAATGGGCCAGAGGTGTTAATCTACGCCGACCCGCCTTATGTGCGCGACACCAGGACTGCCAGCGGCGATGCCTATAATCACGAAATGACGGATGCAGACCATGAGCAATTGCTTATTGTGCTGGCCCAACACCAGGGTATGGTGCTCTTATCTGGGTATGAGAGCGATCTGTACAGCGATATTCTACAGGGGTGGGTGAAGGTAGCTAAAACTACACGCGCAGAGTTGGGCGCACGGCGTACAGAATGCCTATGGATAAATCCTGCTTGCATAGAGCATCAACGCCAGATGCGCCTTGCTGATGTTATTGAAAATTGAAAAGGAGTGGACAACATGATCAATGCATATAAAATTGCCGAAATGGTCAAAAAAGGTAATGTTGGTGGGGCAATTGATACCGCTGAGATACTCGCAATATGCGAACGGCACATACTGAGCACGCGCATAAAGACGGTAAAAAAAGTAGCCAAGCGAGCAGCTAGACATTGTGTATTTACGGATGGCGAACTTTGGTATTTTACTGATATGGTTATGGCATTCGCCCTCAAATTGCCCCTTCCGATTGAGGACAAAGGTGAGCGTATTTATGAAATTATAAAAATAATAAATAACGCATATGAGAACACAAGGCTAAGGGGTGCACCCCCCATACCCGTCTGTATAGATGACCTCAATGCGCACATTGATGACAGTAGAAAAGCTCCTTACCGCCTTGGCGATCACCATTTATGCCCCAAGCGACTAAGGGCTGCACTTGTCATTTTGGGCGGGAATATAAGCGCGTATCTCCCTGAATCCAATCGGAATGTCGTCTATTTGGAATCAGAAAATGGTTGCGCTGTCGTCTGTCCCTTGCGTCGGGTAGGATGACGCACCTAAGCCTATTTACAGGCATAGGTGGTATAGACATAGCCGCCGAAATGGCAGGCTTTGAAACTGTAGGTCAGTGTGAGTTTGCAGACTACCCCACGCAGGTACTTGAAAAACACTGGCCACAGGTGCCGCGCTGGAGGGATATACACGATGTCACAGCTAACGATTTTCGATATGGGCATATCAAAGTGCTCCCGCTGAATGGCGTGCAATGGGTGATAATTGGTGCTGAGACTGGAAGACGCAAAAGCAAGATAGTGCCAAAGCGAGAATGGGTTTCGGATATTGTTAATATTTGTCGCGCTGCTAGAGTACCTGTATTTCTAAAATCCAATATTGCGGATATCTGGGGCGAACCGCTGATACAGGAATTGCCGTGGGAGGCTTAATATTGTCACAAATATGATATAAAGGAGAAAAATAATGGATATGGTGCGTGCAGCAAGAATTAGTATGATTTATATGAATATAAAAAACATATTATTGCCTGAAGATGACCGCGACCCAATAGCGCAAATCCAGGAAGAGCTTACAGAAGCGCATTTCACTGACATTTTACTGGCATTTAAGGTTTATTATGAGGCCCTTACCGGGGCTGAGATAGGCTTGCGATACAATTTTTGATGGAAGAGAAAGGGGAAGCAGATGCCAATAGAGCCGATGGTCTTTGAGGTAAGCGAATAATCTTTTGAGTACTTCCTAGGCAGATACTGGGCCTTGTATGATTACACCTTTCACACAGCATGGATGGGGCGTGAGATAAGCCACCAGGCCCTGGCAAGGCTGTACAACACTGCTTCTGTGTTTATGGTTGTGGCTATGCTTATAGGGATCGCTCTATTGGCTATCAGGTGGTATGAGGCCAAGGCCTATGCGCAGTCTCCTGGGATAAGAAGTAAGGGCCTGCATAGGCCGATAGCAAGCAAGGGTGCGGCCATGAATCGGCTAGATGATGCCTTTGCACAAGATAAAGGGGATAGGAGGCGGGAGCGCGATGGCGACAATTGATTATCAACGGCTTGATGGCATTCATGGCAGGTGCTTTAGCGCTACGCATGGGAGTCCGCCACTTGATTTTGCGCAAAAACATTACGCTGAGGATGTGGGGTTTCTGTTGGAGGTACTGGAGGGCGAGAGGGCGCGCGCAAACGACCTACAAATCATACTTGATATGTATGGTGGGGCAGAGGGCATAGAAGCCACACATGCAAAACTAAAATGCTTTGAAAATGACAACAGGCGGCTTGCGGCAAGCCTTGTAGAGAGCTCCATCCTTCTTAAGCATGCGTACGAGGTAATTGGTAAATACGCAGTAGCAAATGAATCGCTAGCAAAGGCCATGGAAGAAAAGGCTAAGAATGGGGGCATAAATGCCAAAGATAATACCTGATAACATCATTGTGAAACAGCTTTTGCCTGTAGCATGGGTGCAATAGAAATACAGAGGGGTGGGGTATGAAGGCTAAGGAGTACTTGCAACGGGCGCTTAATGCGCGCAATAGGATTGCGGCGTTGGATGAACAGATAGAAGACCTGGAGAATGAGATGCTTAGGGTTAAGCGATGCTCCAGCCAGGAGAGCGTGCAGGCCACGCAGGAGCAGGATCCGGTAGGAAATGCGGTTGTTGACGCGCTGGATAGGATTGCGGACTGTGAATCCGAAAAAGCTGAACATCTGGTGACTATCATGGATGCGGGGGGGGCTATATGCCATGTTGCGCGCGAGGCGTGCCGGAAGGTATTGCGGGCGCGATATTTGCGTGGGTGGGAGTGGGAAGATATAATGGCGGACATGAAGTTTAGCCGGTCTTATACTTTTGAGTTGCATAGGGGCGGACTGGCGGAGCTGGATGGGATGTTTGAGTTTTGCGATGAGGGCGAGGCGATAGCGGTATGATTTTACATGCATGGCTCGCAGGAGTGTTTTTTGGCTTAGGGGTTGCGGTAGCGGCATTGATTGTACTTTTTGTGGCGTGTCTGGTTAAGCTTTCCCATGAGGTATTTGGCGAATATATCCAAATGATTAGTGTAGGCATGCAGGAGCTTTTTAGAACCTGCTTTGCCAAGAAAAAAGGAGGTGGAAATGCGTAATGGGAACAACACTCCATAATAGTATTGTTGTAACAGGCCACTAAGAGAGAGCCTTATGGGCAAAAGGAGGAATCAAAATGAATATGGAAGAACGCGCTGCCATCCGTGAGCGGTGTGAGGCGGCTACTCCTGGGCCGTGGAACTGGGATGACAGTTATGAATACATTATCGGCAAAGGCGCACTTGTAAGCGTCCCGACCTGCGGATGCGGATGTAGTAGCCTTGAAATTTCAGATGCGGATATGGATTTTATCGTCCATGCCAGACATGATATCCCTGCGCTACTTGACGCGTTGGATGATGCATGGATAGCGATATCCGGCCCGCAAGATCTTCCTGCATCAGAGTGTAGAGTACTTGCACTATGGAATGATGAGGTTGAAGTTCTCAAATTTAATGTCGAAAACAAAAAGTTCCAGCATAGGGAATACATGTTTTGCATTGGTGTGACTCATTGGATGCCATTGCCGGAGCCTCCAAAGCAAGGCGGTGGGGATGCGTGACGTGTGATGTCCTGCGCAGAAAAGAAGATGCGAATGAAGATTCCGGAATATGTAAAAAAAGCTATTATTCTATCGGCACGACACCATGAAATTGCTGGCAAAAATAGTAAGTTGGCGAAATTTATGAAGGGTAGTGGTGAGTGTGAAAAATAAAAAGAACGATATTAAAATTACGCACAATTTGCGCCCCTGTTTGGTAGGCAAGGAGCAAAAAAAAGCGTTATTCCATGCTTGGAGTCAAAACTCCAAAGTCATAGAACCGTCCATTATGAAAGGCGGTCATGGCGGTGGAGTAGTTGCCGGTGCAGTTGCTCTTGTGGAGATGGAAGACGGACAAATCAAAGAGGTAATGCCCTGGGAAATAAGGTTTTTAGACTCCCAGCATAATACCTATATCTTTGAGGGAGCCGGGAATGAGTGATAAGTATTGGTTTCGTGGGAAAATTGACGGGGGGGCACATTGCGGCGAATGGGTGATGGGCTTTTTGCATTTCTATCGCGCGGATAACCCCATTGCAATAATCGCGCACCATGAAACAGGGGAGATGTTCCGTGTCCTTCAAGAAACAATTGGACAATGCACAGGCATCGCAGATAACAGCGGCAAGTTGATTTTTGAGGGTGACATAATCAAGGGGTGTGGCTGCAAAACATCAACATATTGCAGTGCAATAAAATGGGTTAAAGACAGGTGCGGATTTTTCATATTTGAGCCTAACGAATCGGAGGAGTGCGAGCTGATGGGGATAGAAAGGCTTGACCCAAAGCACACCGAGGTCATCAGCGACATATACAGCTTGTGCACGTATGATTGTGGGGAGTGCGCACCATCAAAGCTGACCAGACTGATTGCAGACTAAAAAAACACCAATACCGGACTTGACCTGTAGTTGCTTGACGTGATATCTTTACCCTGGGCAGGTGAGACCGCTCTTGAGCCACAAATAGACCTCCATCATTTTGATGGGGGTTTTTGTATTGGTGAAATGTACATAGGGGGCTAAGGTTTGGCCGCCAATGGGGTGACGCTCCTAGGCACCCTGCCCCCTGGAGTATTTCTAGGGGGACAAATATACCACTAGGAGGGTATCATATGCACAGGAGCACAGAAGAGCCATCATATTTTGCGGTAATTCCTGCGGTCGTTAGGTACGACAATGTGTTGACTGACAAGGCTAAGCTATTGTATGGAGAAATCACAGCCTTGAGCAATGCGGAAGGGTACTGTTATGCGACAAATGGATATTTTGCAAGGCTGTATAATGTGGGGAAGCAAACTATATCCAGGGCAATTGCAAGCCTTGAAGCAAGAGGACACATTACCGTAGTAATAGATAAGGACAAAGCCACCAATGAAGTGCTTGCAAGAAGAATCTTTCCTCTTACCCCTGTAGTCAAAAATGACAGTACCCCTATAGTCAAAAAACGCAAAGATAATAATACAAGAAATAATAAGGCGAGAAATAAGACAGGCAATATCCCGCTCAAGGCGATAGAAGGCCTGTATGAATACCAATTGGCCCAAAAGATTGCAGGTGGGCAAGAATGATATGCAAAGAGAATAGTCATACTATGGCATCGTGTGAAATGGTTGCTTACTCAAGGGCTATTGCGTGCGTGCTGAATATTGAACCGCCAAAGGGCAACAGTTATTACACTGTATGCCTTTTTATTTTGGATATGAACAGCACGGCATTTAGATTTGCACGATTCATGGGCGAAAATAGCATTGTCACAACAAAAGAGTTTGATGCTATCACGGAAAGCCTATCAAGAAAATGTGGCGTTTATTTTCTTTATTGCCGTGGAAGCCTTGTTTATATAGGGAAGAGCAGGGTTTTGGGTGACAGAATAAAGTCGTCTATCATAGATAAGTCAAGCAACGGCATGGTTGATAGATACTCTTTTGTTGAAACGGCTACAGAATCAGATGCAAACGTACTGGAGTCTATGTTAATTGCTGAGGCAAAGCCGAAACTAAACAAAAACGGGAAGACAGAAGACCCATTGACTAGACCCATTGACTATGTTTTCTTCTGGTGTTGACATTGGAAAGCTTTACAGGCACGAAATATGGAAAAACTAGCATAACTCGTTGCACCATGAATTATTCGCGTGGGGCGGGTTTTGTATTTGGAATAGGGCCCCACACACCTATGATAGTCAGGTCGGCTGTTATGTGTCCCACGTGGGGACTTTTATTTTGGCGGGGGTGGTGACTTGGCTTGGGCGATATCAGGGATAAAGCTCTTGATGATTACAGGACAGGCATGTCACCAACTAAGATTGCTGAGAGATACGGCATAAGCGTTAATACCGTAAAAAGTTGGATAGCGCGCTGGAAAAAGGGTGCAGGGGTGCAGGTGCAAAAGGATGCACCCCAGGATGCAAGGGGTGCAACCGAGAGGCAGGATAGTAACCCTGTCATACATGTTGACAAAATGATCGCGGAAGCTGTTGAGGAAAATGCGATTCTGACCCCAAAGCAAAAAGATTTCTGCTTCTTTTTTGTTAAAAATAATAATGCAGTGCAGGCATATATAAAGGCTTATCAAACTACACACCGTGATGCATGTGCTCACGCCTGGACGCTGTTGAATCATGTTGAAGTAGCAAAAGAAGTTAAACGCCTTCGCATACTCAAGAATACTGCCCTTGGCGGTATGATGGGTGAGGATATCGTTGAGCTACATACACGGATTGCCTTTGCGGATATTACTGATTTTGTTGAATTTGAGAATAAGCAAGTGCCGGTGCTGAAAGACAATGTGCCAGTGCTTTCTTTTTGCCCTGAAACAGAAGAGGCAAAGGAATTGCGACGCAATGTTAATGAGGTGCGACTTAAGTCCAGCGATGCGGTGGACGGCAATCTTATAAGTGAGGTGTCGGACGGGCGCGAAGGCACAAAGATTAAGCTTGCAGACCGGCATAAGTCCCTTGCTTTCCTGACGAAATATCATGGATTGGTTGGTAAAGAGCCTGATGCAGACAGTGACATTGTCGACGATTGGCTGAGGGGCGTTACTGGTGGATAGATGGGCGCTGTTTGACCAGAAACGGGCAGATTGGCGAAAATGCCCTGTTCTGTTTGCGCGGGAAGTTTTGCTGTTTGAGCCGGATGACTGGCAGATAGATGTTTTGAATGACTTGGCCACCAGCTCAAAGGTTAGCGTGAGGTCTGGGCAGGGTGTGGGCAAGACGGGCGTTGAGGCTGTTGCGCTACTGTGGTTTTTGACCTGCTTCCATTTTGCACGTGTGGTTGCAACCGCGCCTACCCGGCAACAGCTTCATGATATTCTTTGGGCAGAAGTGTCAAAATGGCTATCAAAAAGCGTACTACTGCGCAAGATACTGAAATGGACAAAAACCCGGGTTTATGTAGTTAAGCAAGATGAACGCTGGTTTGCTGTTGCGCGGACTGCTACAAAGCCAGAGAACATGCAGGGTTTCCACGAGGATAACATGCTGTTTATCTGCGATGAGGCTTCCGGCATTGCGGATATTATCATGGAGGCCATCCTTGGCACCTTGACGGGTGAGAATAATAAGCTGCTGATGTGCGGCAACCCTACGAAAACAAGTGGTGTGTTTTACGATAGTTTTCATGCTAACCGGAGTATGTACAAGTGCCACAAGGTTTCTGCCAGGGACAGCAAGCGTACCAACAAAGCAAATATACAGTTTTTAATTGATAAATACGGAGAAGGATCTAATGTAGTAAGGGTCAGGGCTGATGGGGAATTTCCGCTGGCCGATGATGATGTATTTATCACCCTTACTATGGCCGAAAATGCGGTTTATGTAGAAAAGGCATTTAGCGGCGGTATATCCTTTGGGGTTGATGTTGCGCGGTTTGGTAGCGACAAGACTGTTATTGCCTTGAAACAGGGCAATGTGGTTACATTGCCAGTGGTGCGGCATGGGCAAGATACTATGCGGACTGTGGGCGATATTGTAGTGCTGTATAAGGATATACTTGCGAAGCGGCCACAATATAGGGGCAATATTACTGTTAATAT